TAAGAGAAATAGAAACTCATACACTCGGTTTCAGTTTGATGTTAATCGTATAGCAGAATTACAGTCATATGTTACTAAAGGACATCCTAACTATAAGAAAGGTGTCTTTGAACTTGATGAACATGGTGGTTTAAAAGATATGGATCTTACTAAACTGCCTCAAGATTTAAAAGAAATGCTAGATAATACTTTATCTAATGCTAGTGAGCTTGAAATCTTAAGAGGTAATAGACATCATCTACCTGAGATATGGAGTGATCCTGACTCACCAATGTACTTAATGACTCAGTTTCTAGCTTATCCATTTCAAGCACATGAATCTTTAATGTTAAGAGGTTTCTCAGATGGTGATTCTAGATTATTAGTAGGACTTACGTTCTCAGCCGCATTTACAAGTATGGTTGCATTAAGTAAAGAAGAACTAGAAGTTAAACTAGGACTCCGTAAGGAAAGTGAACGTCTATACAGTGATGATGAAGAAGGTTGGCGAAGACTAGGTTGGAAAATATTCGCTAGTGGTTCATATCAAAGTTCATTAGCAATGCTTACTAACTTTGGGACTGGTGGAGCTACTGGTAGTAGACCCTTTGACCCCCATCAACAGTCACATCTATTTGGTGCTTTAGGTGGGCCTCCCATTCAACAAGCTAACACTATTTTTCAAGCAGTACAACAAGCTGGTAATGACTTTACAAATCCAAATAGTACTGGATGGAATACTAAATATGGACGAGCGGCAATGTTATTATCTGGTCTTCCTGCTACTACTTTTCCTATTGTTAATAGGTATTTATCAGAGAAAAATAAAGAGCTACAAGCACAACCTTAAACACCCTGTAAACATACCCCTGACACGCCCTGAGAGCGTGTTTAAGGGGTTTTATACATTAGGAGGTATGGTATGTCAAGTAAGGCAAGTATTGACACTCTAAACACGTTACACGATCTACAAACTCAATACTATTTACAACTGTTACAAGCTGGACTAAGTGGAGAAGTAGAACTAAAGCCAACAGAGCTTAGTGCTATAAATGTATGGTTGAAGCAGAATGATATTACTGCTGATCCAATTGAAAGCAAACCCATGATGAACCTAGTTGATGAGCTTAAGGACAGCAATGTTCTTGACATGTTTAACTAGATGTATGTGGATAGATGCTTTTGTGGTTGAACACTTGCTTGGTATAAGCATTGTAATAGCAATTCTCGTATGGGGAGCAGTGATGAGTAAATACAAGTGAATAAACGTGAACTAAGAACTTTAATTAATGACTTTAGGGAGTACTTAAAGTATGTATGGTTAGGAATTAACTTACCTCCTCCTACTCCTCTTCAGTTAGATATGGCAAAGACGCTTATGACGGGGGATAAGCGACTCTTAATGGAGGCGTTTCGAGGTATAGGTAAGACATACATCACAGGAGCCTATGTAACGTGGAGACTATTAAGGAATCCCAATGAGAAAGTAGTAATTGTTAGTCAAAGTGGTTCACACAGTGAAGCTATTGCTCAGTTTATACGTAGGCTTATCTTTGATTTACCTGTTCTTGAACACTTAATCCCTGAACAGGATATGCGTAATAGTGTTAAGTCTTTTGATGTGAGTGGTTGTGAGGTAACTGTACAACCTAGTGTGAAGTCATTAGGGATTACTAGCCAGTTACAGGGCAATAGAGCTAGTATCTTGATTAGTGATGATGTAGAAGGCTTACAGAATAGCGCAACTGAGTGGATGCGTACCAAGCTATTAGCAACTGTAGCTGAATATGATGCTATTTTGCAGACAAATGTAGACGCTCAGATCATTATATTAGGTACTCCTCAGAGTGGAGAAAGTATCTACAATAAAATGAGGGATAAAGGGTTCAGAACGATTGTATATCCAGCTAGGTATCCTGAAGACGTTGAGCTATATCAGGGTACTCTTGCTCCTCATATAGCAGATCCACTGCTTGCACACAAGGTACAAGTAAATGAATGCACTGATTCAAGATTTACAGATGAAGACTTGGTGGAACGAGAAGCTAGTATTGGTAGAAGTTGGTTTAGGCTCCAGTATCAACTGGATACCACACTTAGCGATAGCGACAGATTTCCTCTTAAAACGAGTGACTTTATAGTCCATGATTTAGATATTAATAAAGCTCCAGTAGGAATAACATGGGGAGGGCGTAAGGAGCTTGCATGTGATGACTTACCCAATATAGGCTTTACAGGTGATCACTTCTATCGTGCTAGTCACATAGACTCTGAATACACTGGCTATCAAAGTGTAATTATGAGTATTGACCCTAGTGGTAGAGGTAAAGATGAAACTGGCTACTCAGTTATCAAGCAATTGCATGGAATGGTCTATATTAGTGAATGTGATGGGTTTCATGGTGGATACACGCCTGAAAACTTAATGCACCTTGCACAAGTAGCTAAAAAGCATAAAGCTCAACTTATAGTGATTGAAAGTAACTTTGGAGATGGGATGTTTGGTGAATTACTGAAACCTATTCTTAAAAGTGTGTATCCAGTTAGTATTGAAGAAGTACGAGCTAGTAAACAGAAAGAACTTAGAATTATTGACATTGTGGAGCCATTACTTAACCAACACAAGCTAGTTATTGACTATACGCTTGTAAAGAGAGATATAAATAGAGGACTCAGTGATCATAAGGTGATTGCTTACTCTTTGATACATCAGATAACGCATATAACTAGAGATAGAGGTTCTTTGTTTCACGATGATAAGCTGGATTCATTAGCATTAGCACTAGGCTGGATAGTAGAAACAGTAGGTGTGTCAGCAGAAGAGGCACTAGAACGCTATCGAGAAGACCTGTTAGATGAAGATTTAGAGCGATTTATGCATGGTGTTGGTATAAATGGGCGTGTAAAAGGTAAGAATTACCTCGATTCCTTTGAGAATATCAACCGTTGATGCCATGTTTACGAGGTGTGCACGTAAGTGTATGATTAGTAAGTATAAACTAGAGTTATCCACAGAGTTATCCACAGATTAAAAGTAAAAGGACATTCTAATGTAGAACTTAATTGCTCTGCAACCAATTCGCGATAGCGCGACCTCCCGACGATGTGAAGTCCTAAGCACTCAGGCTCATGTGAACTAGTTTAAACACTAGTGGGTGGTACGAATACCTAAGATTTAACTAGATACCGAACAACTCTATTACTTTAGATAGATTCTGGATGTACACACATAGTGAATGTACACAGTTGAGGGAGGACAGAAACTATTGATTATAAGTAGTAGTAGTAGTAGTAGGTGTTGTACTAGTTTAGGTATTACGTCCCTCCCTCAAATGTAAAGAACCTAGTACTAGGCTATGTGAACACTTGTTGTTTACACCTGTTGTTAGATGTACACACTGTGTTGACATAAGTGGTGGCATCCTTTTGAGGTTAGGTATCCCCCACAGTCTCCGTACCTAGTGTTAGGAGTGTGTCACCACTTATGTTTATACGTGTTGTTAACAGTATGTCTACTTATAAGTGAACACCTACTACTACTACTAACTAAGCCAGTAACATGGAGTGTTGTACATGTATGACATATGCGTCTATTTGTGTCTATATGCGTCGAACTACGCTTAAAAATGGTATAAAAATGTCTGGGGGTATTATACATACATGCGTGCGCCATGCCCCCCATGCCCCTTCCACTTATAACCAAATGGCATATGCATATAACTAAAGTGCATAACATTGTTGGCATGATTCTTGCATGGGGTACACGCTCAATGGTTGGCATGATGTTTGCATACATTACAAATAGTTAATGATTGTGCGATGCACCAAAATAGTGCAGACACAAATTTTTGACCTATTGCCTACTTGTTGCTTAAACACAACAACTGTTGCTTAAACGCAACACTCTTAACAATACGCGAGCTAAAAGTTATCCACAGCCTGTGGACAGTTTCAAGCTTGCACCACTTTGGTGCATCCATTGTGCGCTCCTCTCGTTCGATCTAAGCCACGATAGCCCGAAACCCTCACATTGCCCCACCTTTTCTGTACTCACAGCTTTTCCACAGAACTGTCCACATATACATGGCACGGTTGTTGCTACGTAACGTACTCTTATTTAAAGGCGGGAAAATTCACATCTAACAATAGGCAAGAATTAATTTAATTCTCCACTATTTCTCCACTATTTTCGTAAGTTATTGATTTTATGTACATTTATTTCCTACTACTACTATTTTTCCCTTTAAAATCAAGTAGTTGCGAAAGATTTGCATTTACTTATAAGTGAGAGTAACCTTTAAACCGTACTCACTGATTAGGTTAACTCATGAATTTAGAACAGATAAAAGATTTATTGGCTTCGGGGTTGATTAGTAAAAAGGAAGCCAATACAATGATCGATAATTTAAACTACATGAACGATATTGAATTCGTTCACTACATATAAAAGGGTGTAAATATGGAAACTTATAATGGCTGGTCTAATTACGCAACATGGCGAATTGCTCTGGAGTGGTTTGATTATGATGATTTATCGGATTGGGATGTAGACGCATTGCGGGATTTTGTAAGGGAGTCTTTGGAAATGGAGTGCGAGAATAAAACCACTCTAGCCTATGCGATGGCATTTATTGATGATGTTGATTGGCAGGAAATTCATGGCTCTTTACAGCGCAGACATAACTACACATAAACAAACAAGGTGAAAACAATGGAAGACCTAACCTACGAAACTGATTCAATGTCTTTAAGAGATGGGCGTGACTTTGTAAAGTGGTTTGATGCTACGATTGGTACAGATAGACAAATTAGTGGTGATGAACGAGTTAGAGATGAGGACGGAAACGAGGGGATATATATAACATGTTTTGAGCTTACTCAAAGCGAGTGTGATCTGCTTCGAATGTATGAATATTATGAGGGTGACGAGTACTAAATAGGTGAAATTATGAGCTTTAAAAAAGTAAAACGACAAAATTGGATGCGGCTATTATCTGATAACGTAGGAAAGCAAGGCGGTCATACAGGCAAAATAGACTGGAACACAGCAAACCATTTATATAATCAAGCTAAAAGTCCTAGTGATGCCGCTACAGTAATTGTTAAAAATCAATAGTAAGTAAATAAATCGGAGACATATTATGCAAAACACACCATTTTATTTAAAGAATGATCCGAAATCTGAAGATTTCTATCCAGATACACGGGTATTTAGGGGCATCGAACATACAGTATGGTTTTTAAAGGATAGGAAGGTTCCTTTTAGTATGGGTAAAACTGTATTATACCCAAAGGCTATAATTAACTATAGTCTAGAATCTATAAATAAAGGGTTATCCATGAATGGACTTAGAAAAGGCCATACCTTCCATTTAGATTGTAGTTGTGTAGAACTACAATGTGAAATTATAGAAGTAAAAGGAGACATATAATGAAATTCCCTAAATATCAAATGAATTTGAGAATGTTCGACAACAAAATATTCAGTTATGAAACATTAGTAGCGTGGCAAGATGATGTGTATCTGAGAGTACTTAAGGGATACGAGCCGGGCGGTTTTAAAGCCTCTCAGACTACTAGTAAACATATTAATTATGTCGCTCAGTTTCTAGGATGTTCAACAACTTACGAGGGTGCTTGGGTAGATTGTTATCGTTCCACTTATAAGTAATATAATTATTTTAATTCAACAGAGGACACAATCATGACTAATAATACGACAAAACCTGAAGATTTCACACCAATTGCAGACGTTAAGGAAGCACAAACTGTAGAAGATGGAGTATATTTGACAACTTTCTCACGTTTTATCTTGTCTAGTGGTAAAAAGAACAAGCGTGAGACTCAAAAGCTCAGTGATATATGTGGAACTTATTTGACAAGTAGTCATAACTTGCAGATTCTTAGTGATTTATTAGATAATGAGTTAAAAAGAGTCTTTACTAGTTCTGGAAAGGCAGAGCATAAAACAGTTTTAGTTCGTTTTAAAAACTGTATAGACACTATAACCGGAGATACTGTTAATAAGAAAACCGGTGAAGTTGAAAAAACTAGGCCAGAATATGGATATTTTGGTGAACCTTTGTCATTTAAAGGAGTGGATGGACATGGAACTAAAGTTAATGCTGATGTGATTGATCCGCAAGGGCAGACTGGTTATAAACCGATGTCAATCCAGAGTCGAGATATTGAAACTAAGGAATTCGATCCTTTTAAATATCTTTCAGCTAGTTTCGAAGTGTGCTTGAAAAAACTTGACAATGAATCTTGTAGAGATTTATCTAAAGATGAGTTAATAACCTTAAGTGAACTTTTAGAAAGTTGTAATACTTATAATCAGGAATTGAAAATTAAAGCTGATTGCTCTTATAAACCCTCTAAAAAAGCAGCTTGATCCATTCATTAGGCTCATGGACGAGCCTTCACTTATAAGTAGAAAAGGAGTATGAAAATGATTGATGCATATTTGAGGTCGATTAGGGGTCTTGACGATACTATTCTAGTGATATTGACATCTGAGGTAGTAGGGTTTATACTGATCTTACTTGTAGTTCAATTGATCAAAAGGAGACAGTGAAATGACTAGATATTATATGAACCCATTAACAGGATCTGTTGATGATTATGATGGCTGGTGGTATGAAATCCAACACGTAGATGCTAATGATTTACTTCAAAGTCTAACTGTTAATGCTGTTGATTTAAAGGAAGTTATTGAAGTCGTTAGAGATGTAAATGAATGGAGAGAGTTATGAGTGACCCAAGAGATGAAATGCTTAAGCACCGCAGGATCATGGAAGATCTTGAAACTCCAGAGCAGGAATATGAAGACCTGTCATGGGAGGATCTAGGGATTGATTCAGGGATGCACGATGATGATCCATCGCCTTATTCGGGTACATATGGGGAGGAATGAAATGAACATGGAACTATTTGAGGCGGATAAAGCAGACAAACTGCTAACCTACTTAGAAAATGAATTGTTTGAAGATTGCCCTCATTCTGAAGCAAGAGCTACTGTAACGTGTATGGCAGTGGTGTCTGCTCTATTGCAAGATGAGGCTCTATGTCACAAGATGGTATCAGCAGTGTATAAAATGGCGAATGAGTACCAGTCTGAGTTTGGTTTAAAACATTAGGAGGCTATGATGGATACGGATATGAATGTGGAGTATCAAGAAACTGAAAAGTTTTTGGAGTTGATACGTTTCTGTGAAGACTTAGATCAAAACAGTAGCAAGCCGCAAGAGTGGTTTGTGAACGTATCAGGTGCGTTGGAGCATGTTCGTAAAGGGCATAGCTCAAGGTCTGATTACGCCTTGATGTTGCATGGTATCGCAACAACATTGGTGAGTTCACGTACTCCTGATTTATTCTATTCATACGAGGAGTGGGAAGAGTGGTCAGACCTTAAGCGTTTACTGCTTAAAGGGATACATGATTATATGGAGTGGCTTAGGTCTTCATCTTGGATTCATATGCCTACTTTAGAGGCATGGTCACAACCATTCCGTTTCCGTATGCAAGATGAACAAAAGGAGGCATACTACGGCGCGTAAGGTGTGGAGAACGGAGTGTATTTATACAGGGTTTACTTATAAGTACATTTTGTTCTCTACTGGTAACAAAGACCATGTGTATGTTTTTAAGAAGGGACTAGAAATTAGGAGGCTTTATGAACACGAATATACCAGAGGAACTAGCAACATATCTAGAGAGTGACTCATGGGAACGAGTGGCTGTTTATTTATGGGAGCTTGAAGGGTATTTCCAAGCTCAGATTATTCAGTGTGAAAACATATTAAATAGATTGGATGAGGCAGATCAATGTGTGTCTTCACCTGTATTAGAACTAATGTTTTTCCAACAGGGAGAACAAGAGTACTACTTACAAATGAGAAGAGCGCATTACAGCGAGAAACCAGAGGAATTTGAAAAGATAGGTAGAGTCGATCAGGATGACATTGAATCGAATCCTATTTATATACACCATCTAACAACACTAAGTAAATTTATAAATAGTGATGCCTATGCAGATGGTGCCGCAAGGAGGCAGAATGCGATATAAGCAAAGGCAAATTGTGTACAAAAAGTGGGCGAGG